CTCGTGCATGTCTGTGTACTCACGCACCTTTCCGTAGCGTAACTCGGTGCAGACCTCGATGCGTTCGTCGTTGGTGATGATCGGGGGGCTGCTCAAAGCCGACATGGGTATGTCGAACAAGTCACCGTCATACAGCCCTGCCTTTGCTTGGGCCGTAGCCTTATCGGCAAAGACTTGAGTTATCTTTATCTGTGTTTCCAACACGGTCAACTGATTGGAACTTCCAGCCTCTCGCCCAGAGCTACCCGTGCTTTCGCTAGGCTTGTTCGAGTGGTGGACTAGGATGACTGTGATGCCAACGTTGCGCAGCTTTAGGCATAGCTGATTAATACCCGACCACTCTTCGCTTGAGTTTTCTTCGAGCCCCGGAAACGCAGACCGTATTGTGTCGATCACTATTATGTCTGGTCGCGTGTACGCGATCCATCTTTGTAGTAGAGCTCGACCTTCTTGCGTGCGAAGGTTCATCTCGTCCTCTTCGTCGAAGGGAGCGAAGATTGTAAAACGATCACCAGCGTCACCGAACGAACTCATGCACCGCTTTAGAAACTTGGTTACGTTCGTGCGGCTATTCTCGTAGTCACAATACAACACCCTCGGTACATCATGTAACTCGAATGGTCCGAACCTGTCGTTGCCCGCCGCTGCTGAATACAACAGGTGGCGCGTAAACATACTCTTGCCGTGCCCACTGTATCCGTGCACTTGGCATATCGTTCCAGACGTAGGGATGAACGGCTCCACAAAGTATCTAACTTCGCCCGCCTCGTCCTCAAGTCTTTGGATGTCACGCGTTGTGATGCCTCGTAACTTCTTTTGTTCTTCCTCTTCTTTTTCGGGCTCAAGTCTGTCGGGGTGGTTCTTCGCTTCCATTCCCTCGACGCGCTGGCACATTTGCTCGACCTTCTTAATACTGATCGGCGTAGAGTAAAACTGATCCATGAAATCCGTAGCATTGCTTACAAGCTCACTGCCCCGTAACCCTTGGGCAGCGGCCTCCGATATACATTTCCACAGACGATCATCACGCGCATTACCGCCGCCTTCTGCAAGACGACCGTGTTTGCTTACAAGATCAGCCGTAGACTTCCAGATCGACTGATGAATAGACACATGCTCTAGGCTCATTCCCTCGAACTTGAACTCATTGAAGTCTACTACGTTGCTTGCTTGCGGGCGAACCAAAGTCTTTGGCGCAGAATACACAGGTAGATCATCCCAATCGGCGCCCTGCATTATCTGCCACGAATAGTTTTTAGATGGCGGCGCGAGTACATAACCTTTCGAGCCGCGTAAATCTAAGCCACCCACGGCGGGCCACTCGGCCCCGTCACCGTCCGCTCTGCCTACTCGGTTTTTTACCCAGCGTTCGTTGCGCGGATATTGGAAGTAGTAGTGCCAGCCCTTCCTAGTCTTTACAACAACTGGCGTGCTCGTGAGGCCCAGCTTCTCTGCTGACTGACGGGCTTCTTCGTTGTCACAATCTACGACAACCAAACCACTGAGCGGACCAGTAATTATTGCAAGCTGCGCGTCAGGCCACTCGGTCCACCACTTTATAACTTCCTGCTCTGTGGGTAATGTGAGTGTGTCTACAAAGTGCCCCCACTTTGGCAGCGGGGTCTTCTCGGTGGGGGATATTGGAAGAACCCCCCACCCACGATCAAGGTATTCTAGTGCTTGATCCAGTATCTCCATCGGTAACTTCCTCTTTGAAATATTGATTGATGTCCAACTCAGGTTGCACACGTTTGATTTTTGAAAGGTAAACGGAAGAAACATAATTACGTCTACGCCAGCCGTTTGGAACGTTGCGAGACACGCCTAATTGTTCGGCCAGTGCCGCGCACCCACCCAAGTCCTCAAGCATTTTATTTATGTCGAACTTCATTTTTCTCTCTTTTTCCTCTTGCGATGCTGTGTCGTATAAGCTACACAGACCGAACACACAACTACAAAACGTCAGGAACACGCACATGGATGAGATTATTTTCGGTGATACGATACTTGCTACGAAGCCGATACTCAGAGAACAGCGTGTAATTGATGTTGCTACAAAGTTAGCTGAGGTGTCGTCCCGGCTGGAAAAGGATAAAGAACTCTACGGTTATTATAAAGAAATACTTGCCGCTGAGTTTCCCGAACAACCAGACGAACACATGATCGAGCTAGAGGATGGACGTGTAGTAGTCGTAACCATCCCCGAAAAATGGGAGTGGGATAAGGCGCAACTAAAGTCGCTTTACTCAACTAACTCTACACCAGATTGTGTGACTGAAAACTTTACCATCGTTAGGACAAAATTCTTGGCCGCCCCCGACGATATCCAAACAGCACTAAAGAAGGCGCTGACCATTAAATGCGGCCCACCAACAATCAAGGTTCAAAAATGAATATCACACCCCTCAAGACTAATGACGTGTCGGTCAAAGGCGCGTCGAAGACTTTGGTGTACGGTTTGCATGGGAGCGGTAAGACTACCCAATGCGCAAACTACGCCAAGGCTTTTGGCAAAGGCATCATTCTATCTGGTGAAAGCGGACTGTCGTCGATAAGCGACACAGACATTGACTACCTTCCGTTCACTACGTTTGATCGAACGGCGAATAGCGGCCATTCTTTCCGCGACTTGATGATGTACGTTGCTTCTGCTGATTTTAAGAAGCAGGGCTACAAGTGGATAGCGATTGATAGCGCCACTGAACTTTCACAAAAATGTTTTGCAGACGTAGAGGCTGAACTCGGAGATCAGAAAAATGGTTTCGAGAAGTGGGGTTTGTACGAGCGCAAGATTACGGCTGCTTTAAAATGGGTCCGCGACCTAGACATGCACGTACTTATCACCGCACTCGCGGCTGAGGAAGCGGACGATAATGGCGTAACAAACTTCTGGCCTATGATGGTTCAGAAGAAAGTGCAGAAGTTAATCCCTGCTTTGTACGATAATGTGTTTTGCCTTGTGCGTAAAACCTCGGAGCAAAACGGTAAGATGGCAGTGCACCGTTACCTCGTCACTGACCACGTAAATGGGTGGCACGGCAAGACACGTGACCCACACCGCCGCCTCGCGCCGTTTGAAGAGTGTGATGATGTGACCGACCTCATTACCCGCATCTATATGACCGACGAAGAATTTAAAAACTTTCAAAGAAAAGGAGCCGCATGATGGCTTGGAACGGAATGGAAAACCTCGATCTATCTGGGGTAACAGTGAAGCAAGGAACTTCTATTTTAGGCGTAGGTCGTCACGCCGTTAAGGTTATAGAAGCTGGCATTAAAACTGACGAAGTTAAAAAGACGCACACGCTCGAAATCAAATACGAAAACGACAAGGGCGTAGTCACGCAGTGGATTATTCTTAATCACCCTACGTCAGCCGATAGTGTTCGGATTGGGATGGAGCAGTTAAAACAAATGCTGGTCCTGATGGGCCACGAAGGCAGCGCATCTCCCGCGCCTTCATGGCTGGTGGGTAAGGCAATCGGGGTGAACATTAAAGCCAGCGAGTACAATGGTAAGACCCAGACACGCGTGAATTACCATTACGCTCTGAGTGACGAAGAGATTGAAAAACTCGGTGGCAAGTCAGCAACCCTAGATGATGCGATCCCGTTTTAGATGCAGCATCCCGTAGACCCCATTGCTCAAGCGGTTCTGGACGCCATCGACCTTGGCTACAATAAAGAAGTGCGCGGTGCAGCTAGATGCTACATCGGCGCTTCTATGGCTGGGACTGATTGCGTAGCTCAGATGGCCCTCTCCTTACGGGGGTTTCCAGACGAAGAGCCTGCGCCAAAACTCAAGCGCATCTTCTTTGCTGGGCATAAGATTGAGGATTGGGTTGTCTACGATTTGAAGAAGCGTGCCGACCTACGCGTCTACGAGAAAGACGAGATGACAGGTCGGCAGCACAAACGGGAATGGCTGAACGGGCACGTCGTGTGCCACTCAGATGGGCTCGTAGATTTTGAAGATGGCACAGGGCCAGCGATCCTAGAGATCAAGTCCATGAACGACAGATCGTTTAAAAGTTTTATGAAGAATGGTGTGCGCACATCCCACAAGAAATACTTTCGCCAGATGACTATGATGATGGCGATGTTCAATATCGAGCGCAGTTTTTTTGTATCTTACAACAAGGACAACTCTGACTATCACGCTGAACTTGTCTCATTCGATCAAGAAGAATGGGATGGCATGTACGTGAGAATACAAGCTGCGCTCGATGGGCAAGCAGGGCGCATCGCGGACGCCCCAGAGAATATGAACTGCAAGTTTTGTTTCAAAAGGGAAAGTTGTTGGAACCCAACTCCGTTAGCCCCTGCTTGTCAATTTTGCACCCACAGTTTTGCTAACAAGAACGGCGGCTGGACATGCAAACTTACGAACAAAGAAGTCATGGACCCTTGTCCAAAGTTTGAACAATTTGCCACCACACCGAAGGCGTAGAAATGGACACGTTAAAAGAATTAGGGCGGGTGAGAACTGAAATCATCCGTAAAGAGGCTGAGATCGAAAGCATCTCTGAGCGTCTGGTAGACTTAACAGACGTAGACGACTTGCATCGAGCTAAGACAAAGTTTCGTCACGAGAAAGAACGTCTAGTGGAGCTACGGTGCAAGTGCGCAGAGTTAGAAATCGACGTAGAAACACTACGCCTACAGGCTTGGAATAAATACTGATGGAACCACTAAGAAACAAACCGCTTGATGAAGCCAAGAGGCTCATAAATTCTGACCGCAATAAGGAATACGGCGAACCTGTCGAGAACTTTCGAGATATTGCAGAGATGATGACGGTTCTAATCCGACCCATACTAAAAACGGGCGCAAAGGTACGCGTCGAACACGTGGCAATGATGATGATGGCAGTGAAGCTATCAAGAATGACCACCAGCCCAGACAAGGCAGACACGTGGATAGACATCTGCGGTTATGCGGGTACGGGCTACGAAGCAATGGAGATTATGAATGGCATCGAACATTCCGAAAGCTCGTGAAATTTTAGATGACCTTATGGAAAACCTAGAAGCCTTGGAGCCACACCAAGTTAAGCACCGCATTAGTGTGGCACTAAATCATATGACACGTAGTAGTCCGGCGAGTAGGGCTTCCGTAAAGTCAAACCCTATTACGGATGAAATTTTAGAAAAGATTAGAGCGCTGGGCCATGAGGGCGTAGACCTTGATCTGAGCCAACAAGACATCGCTAATGCAGTAGGAGTGAACCCCGGACGGGTGTCCGAGGTTCTACGAGGTCGTCGTTAGCTTTCTGCTTCACCAGCAATCAAGTCCGTACCACCCTCTCTAAAGGCAGTGACGCCACCGAGTATCGGTGCGCGTCCAAGTATCTCACGCACTGCCGAACGTTCTTTAGAGTTGGTGCTCTCCGCACCGAACGCATCGAACGTGGCATCAGCAGCACCCGACGCAACCTCGAATGCATCTGAGAACAGACCCAAGCTAGGCCCGCCTAGTAACTCAGCTACGCGCCACTTACCGTAAGCGCCGTTGTCGATCTGAGCCGCACTGTCATACATAAGTTGACCGATCAGACCAAGGCCGCCCATTTGCATAAGGCCATCCACGTACCAGCCTAGAAGTTGGTCAGCGTTTTCTTTCAGACCAAACTCTTCTGCCATTGTGAACTTGTCCGTCAATGCGCGATCACGTACCGCGAACTCACGGTTCTCTTCGCCGCCACGGCCCTGCACTACGTCTTTAGCAAACACTACGCCCGAACCGAACATTGGGCCTAAGCCAGCGAAGTAGAGAAGCGGAGCTAATCTACGCTCACCTTCCGAACCTTTATTCACTGCATCTTTAACTACGTCCCTACCCAAACGTGTCATCATTAGTGGGAATGATTTGAGTTGGAAGACGATTTGCCAGCCCGGTGTTTGAGCCCACAATGGCTGATCGTTTGCGTTCGGCGTAAAGATGCTTTGGTTTGTGAACTTCACAATCGAAGAAGCCAGTTGCTCACGGTACGGGTGCTCGCTTTCCCCGCCGCTACGCATGATGCTCTCGATGTTCATGTTGCTTTTGTATAGCTCTTGAAGCCCAGCCTCATTGAGGATTTGCTTTGCGATGCGCCCCTGCCTTGTGTTGGGCGCTTCCCTTGCAATTCGAGATTGTGAACGGAAATGCTCGTAGGCCACGGCAGCAGATATGTCACGCATCATGTCCGTCCAACCCGTAAGAAGCGTGGTTGTAAAGAAGCCCGACGTGAACTTAGTGTTGTCTACGCCAAACGCTTTGGTCATGCGTTGATGAACAATGTTCTCAGACGCCGCACCCACATTCCGTATCATGTCGCGATACGCGCTGCCCGCAACCGGGTCTTGCATGAACTTTCTCAGTCCTTTTTGGAATGACATGAAGTCACCGCTACGAATAAGAGGCAGCACCAAGTCACCCATTGAGGACAGGGTGGTGAAGCCCAGCAGGGTAACAGCGTTAATAGACCGTAGCCATTTCGACGCAGCACGTAGGCTTCCACTCTTACTGTCTGGGTCAATGCTGTGGCGCATCGAAGCGTCGAAGAAACCTTCTGCGTGCTCGATGTTCTGACGACTGACCGCGATGCGGTCGCCATTGGCTGTAAGGAAGCCGTCGCTGTCTGACAAAGCAGCCGAGATGGCGTTAGCCCTGTGATAGAAATTGTCCTTCATCTTCTTGGAGTTCTGAGAAGGCTCACCA